ATCAAAGGAAGAAGCGTCTGCTTAAAGCCTCGCTCAAAGACAAGCATAGCAGTATCAGTAATACTAGATAAACCAGCAGAATGAAGATAAGTTAAACCAGCAGTTTCTTTAATACCCCTGGCAATTTGATTGTCCAAGCGATCTGGGTCACGGATATGCTGCCCCATAACACGCTCATAATCACCAAGAAATGCAGCTCTAACTTTTGCAATCTTTGGTTCGCTTACGTTAGCAGCTCTCATATCAGACTCAATACGATTAAGTATTGAATCAATCTTTTCGTCGCCAAAATTTCTTGTCCATTCAATCCTACGTCCCATCTTTTGAGCATACGTATAAAATACGGACTCGCCTTTAATAATAAAATCTTTTACTTCATGCTCTGGAATATCTAATACGCGATGGCGCAAGTGCTTGCCGCCAGTTACAGCTGTAGAAGTAGACATTAAATCATCTGGGTTTTCTTCCAAGATATTTGCAAGCATCTGCTCTGCACGTTCACGCGCATTAAAGTCAGGCCCTTTGGCTGTCCAGACATCGTTGTTTGCATCCCAAACAAATGACTCACCTAACAAATGCTTTTCAAAAATATCAGTTAGTTTTTCTCTAGCCTCTGGATTAGTAGAAAGAAGCTTTTTATCGTAATAAATGGGAAACACATAATCACTGCGAGAGCCAGCGTAATACTTTTTATACCCTTGGTAGTACTTAATATCTCGCTCTAGCTCTTCAACATAAGCAGCAAGCTTGTTTATCTCATCAACTCTTGTAGTCGGAGACAAGTCTAACTCTTGTTGGCGCAATCTAGCAGCTTCAAGATCTAGCTCAGCTTTAGAAAGAAAGTTATCAATATTCTTTACGTTTCGTAATAGTCCAACATCTTGGCTGCTTTGTAAAAAGTCATCGTACCAAGTGCGAATAAACTCAAATACTTTTTTCTCTGCATCGGTAGCGTTTGCATAAAGTTTTTCACGTTTAACTGGATTGCTTGCTTCGATAAAACGATCAAGAGTAACTTCAAACCACTCGTTGAAATTACCTTTCATCCCAATCATGGTAACTGGATCGTCTATGTTTAGCCCAGAAAACTGTTGAGTAGATGCTCTACCTTTTGTTTCCCTTGTCCATTCGCGCCGAGCAGACTCAATAAGATTCCTTGCTCTTACTGTATAAACAGGGATGCGCTGACGTATAGACTGCGTTCCTTTGCCAGCAAGGTTGCGCTCCATAGCCATAGCGCCATTGCCTTCCATCAACTGATAAGAACGCTTTACCCAATTAGGCACATCTGGATCAAGAAGTATCGTCTTACCAGGGCTAGGAATTAAACGCATCCAAATGCTATTTGTAAACGCAGTTTCTTTTAACCCATACCCAGAGTAGGTTCGGTCTAAAGCTTCCTGGTTAATCCGATTTATATATAGGGCTTGGCTTTCTCCAGGCTTGCGCGAATCAGTTTTCTTGAGAGCTTCTACATGAATAAGAAAGTCTCCATATTCTTTGGGGCTATTAAATGAATTTTCTGGAAGAGGGACAACGCCCTTCGGCGTTCCAGCAGTATTAGTCCAAGCTTTTTTGTTAAAATCAGAATCTATTTTTGTTTCATCAATAGTAATTTTTTTCTTTGTTGACTTGACTGGTGTGTCAGTTCCCTCTGTGCGAACAATTTGAATGCCATCAATTTCATCGCCCATTTCTCCCCGCGCTAAATCGCGCAATTTACCAGCAGACTTAGAGTAAGCTCCTCCAACACTGCGCGCTGCGCTAGGAACAGTACCAAGCAAAGTGCTGAATGCTGTAGTAGTAAGAAGGTTTAGAGCAGTTTCTTCCTCAGTGTTTATTGGATCAAATGGTGCGCGAGTTGCTTCCGCAACAGCTCCCGCAACAAAACCACCTTTTGCACTAGCAAAAGCAGCCTGTCTAACGCCCATACCACCCTTTGCAATCAAGCCAAGTTGCCCAACAACAGGCAATGCAAAAGCAAGATTAAGGGGATCAACTAGCCCAGCAACCAAGGCCCCAGAAAAAAAGTCAGACTCAGACAAAACATCTCTGCGCTGCCTGTTTACATCAAGAGATTGTTTTATAAACTCCAAATGCCCAGGGTTTTTGGCGCGAGAAAGTTCATCCTCAAAGCCTTCGTACCCCTGAATATCAGCAAGAGGATTATATCCTGGAATAGCTTGAGCTTTACCAAAAATTATTTGCTCTTGAGCCGCAGAAACAATAGGAGAGTATTGATAACCAAACGCTGCCGAAAAACTTTCCCCAAATGTAGGGTCACGTTTTAGATTTATAGAGTCTTTAGCAAAAGTTCTAATATAGTTTTCTCTCATCTAACTACTCTTTGAATGCTTCGGTTACTGCTGCTTTTAATTGCTCGCTCGATCCAATAGCAGGAACTTCAAATCTAGGCAGTCCAAACTTGTCTGGAAGTGCTCCAATACTTTTCCTAAGAATCTCTTGTGCTGTTGTAACGGGAACGCCAGCAAGGCCAACAAAGCTTCGAAGAAAAGACTCAGCTTCATCAGTGCCAAAAGTATAGCGACTTGCATACTCAGCATCTTTGGCCTTATGAAGTTTAACTAAATTCTTGAATTGATTTGAATCAATAGTTGCTGGCATACCAGATTGATCTAATACAAACTCCCGAGTTTTTTTATCTCGCATAAAATAAACAACTCTGTTGTCATCTGTTCGTTGCTTGTCCACAACAAGATGAACATCTTCATAGGTTAAATTGCTAGAACGAGTAAGAGATAGTAATTTATTTGTATGGTCATTAAATGGAGTGTTTACACCAATGGCCTCATATGAGCTACTATAAAGGCTTGTAACATTACGATTGCCCTTAAAGCTTTCCAGTGCAAAAGTATAAAAATTACCCCGATGATCTTTTTCCTGAGTAAGCTCTGGGAAACGCAGCTCTGGAGTATTACTGTTCAAGCCTTCCATGTAGTCTGACTTTACATAAGTTGTATTAATATACTCTTCGTATTTAGTAATTGCATCAGACGCGCTTTCTTGAGTTATCAAAGCATCAATAAGAACGTTCTTGGTTTCTCGCCTAATGTTTTCTGGGATGCTTTGCAAGCTTGACTGATTTGCTATAATCTTTTCAGCTGATTCAAAGATATCCTTACCGCGAAAATCTTCATCTAATTTAGTATTAGCTAAGTCTGCGGCGCCCTTGGGGTCAGCAAATATATTCATTGCTCTTTCAAAGGAAGCTGGGCCTTGAGATATCGCATCGCGCAAATATGTAAGTCGACCGATATTAACATCGCTTAGTCCCATATCTGTTCTAAGAGTTGTTTTACCACCAACAGAGCGATCCCCCTCCAAAGCAGAAATAGCTGTATTTATAATTGCAAGGTCTGCTCCCGCGCCACGCTCCAAATCAAAGCTGCGACCATTAAGTAATTGCACAACCGCACTTTTGAACTTAGGCTCCAAGGCACCACCAGTTTTCATGTACCCGACTGCCGCAGAGGTAGCTTCTGGGTTTCGCAAAATATCTAGGCCAACACCAATTACATCACCATAATCATTATAAGAAGTTTTAGACAAGAAGTTTGTCATATCTTCCGAAGAAGCACTTCCAAATGAAATGTTTCTGGTTGCTTCTAAGTCACTTAATATCTGTTTATTAAATTCATCTTGCTTTGTTGCCTGGTTGCTTAAGCCATTAACAAAGGTCGTTTGTGTTGAATCTGGGAGACTGTTAAATGCGTCAAGAATATCTGGGTTTTTTTCTAGAATGTCTAAACCGCTTGGTCTACCGCGAAGCTCAAGCTCAAGAGCTTTAAGTATTTGAGGTGGTTGGTTTTCAAACCGCTGACCAACTATTCCTTCAAGCCGAGCAGTATTTAATGCAGTAACAGCCTTGTTGTATGTGTCTTTGTTTTCTCCACCAGACACAAAACTTGATGTTATTGAACTAAGGGAAGCTTGATACAAGGCATTAGCATCATCATACTGATTGGCTAGAAATGCCTTTTTCATATCTACTGCTTCCGCACGAGCCACACTTTCAAAGATAGCACTCGATTGACGCTTTTCTATCTCTAAGTTTTCAAGAACAATGCCATTAACAATTTCTTTTTTGTAAATAGAAGCAGACTCAATAAACCCAGAAAGAACTTCTGACCCGCCAGACTGTTCTATTAACTTAGCACGAGACTCAATCCAAGTATTAAAGCCATCTTCAAAACGAACAGGGTCATTTCCAGAATTGCTTTTAATAGCAATAGCCGCATCTTGCTGATCTTGTTTTAAGGCAGTAAGATATTTACGACTTAAGATTTGATTGGCAGCTTCTTGGCCGTATCGCCCAAGGCTAAACGGAAGAGCCTTATACTCAATTTCACCATCAGAGTTTCTAACGCGAGCAAGATTTGCATACTCCGTGCCACGAGTAATCTGCTCTTCTTTTGCTAAATCAAACGCAAATGCACCAAGCTGAGAATACTGCTGAGCCTTTTGAGCGTAGATTTTGTCTGATCCACTAGCTGTGCGAACTACACCAACAGGTCTATTAATAAATGATTGACCAGCTTGTGTTCTTTTAATTTCAATAGCCATTATTAATTCCTATTCTTTGGGCGCACTTGTAGGTGCGCTATACATCATAGCTGCATTTCCCAAGGTACTAAACAGCGTTGATTTTGCCGCAGACTTATATTGTCTGTTTGCAATCTCGCCTTGACGCACAACTTCTTGAGCATCGCGTTCAATTTTTACAAGCTCTCTACGCTCTTGTTCACGAATACGATCAACATCTCTGCCGTACCTGCGCCCTTCCTCTTTGCGTAAGGCTTGAATACTTCGGTCTGACCGCCCCATAAAAGCAGCATAAGCATTGTTTGTGCTTTGAAGATCTCTGTAAGAGTTCATACGATCGACGTGCTGTTGTACCGCAAGCTCCTCAACGTCAAAGCGTTGTTTGCGAACCTCTGCGGCTTGTCGCAAAGAATCACGATATGCAGCTGCACCCGCTGCCTTTTGAGCGCCAGCTTGCATACCGCCCAAAGCTATTGCTGCTACTATTGGCCATGCCATTAAAAAGTCACCTCTATAACCATACCATTAACCTGTAGATCAAACGGAACCGATTGTGTAATTGTAACCGATGGATCACGCGAATACCCAATTAACCTAAATTCTTTTCTGCCAGTAAAGCGATCCCTATCAAGAGAGAAGTCATCAATAACAGAGCGAATAATCATGTCCTTACCATTAACTGCAACAGATAGTGTATCTTGCAGATCAAGTGTAACCATGTCAATCTTTCGAGGGCCAGCAGTTAGCGGCCCACCAGAAGTAAGCGCATCAATAGGCATTGTCTGTAGAATAGGCACAAACTGATAGCCAATGTATGCTTGAGTAATTTCTTTTACAGCTGACACATCAATCGATCCAGATGCAACAGTGTACTCACCAATGTAATCAGTACCGCTTACAACCTTAACTTCCGCGCCATCTTCAAAGTGTGCGCTCACATCAAAGACACCTGCTGTGCCAGTAAACTCATTACAATAATCCATAGGCATCTCTTCACGGAACTCTTCCAAGTAATAACGATCGGTTCCATCACCAGCATCTCTAACTGAAACACAAAATACCCTGCGGTCAACTACGCAAATACTGTGAAACTTGCCTGGAGTATCCCAAAGCATCCAACCAGCTCGCCCCTCATCTCGAGCAGAGTAAAATACAGAAAGGGTACTGTCATCATTAATAAGAAAGCAGTAAGATTCAGACCTATCAAAGCCACCCTTAATACTTGCAGCCTGAATAGGGTTCCGCATTAAGTGTGTGGCTGTAACCGACACGTTAGATGTGTTGTAGGCTTGCTCGACCTCACTGTACACATAGGAGCCAAGCATCTTGCCAGAGGCCTGTGTGTAGAGCGTTGCACCATCAAAGGACTGTGGGCGCATATAAGAACAACCGAATGGCGTCTGACGCTTTACTATGGCTGTTGCAGGAGTAACTGGACGATCAGTAAACGCAGGGACAAACGACTCCGAACTAGCAGAAAATACCTGCAAGTCGCGGTTTACAACCAAATGTCGAATTTGAGAGAACTCACCAAAGTTAGAGTTTAAGTCGATGCCATCATCATCCGCACCAGTGCCAACATCAAAGTTAAAGAAGTTGCCTGACTTGGAGGCCCAGATATGCCCAGGCTGCGCCAGTGTCCCAGCAAACCACAAGCGTCCCTCATGGAATGTTATAGCTCCTGGATAGCCGCGAAGGTCTGAATATGATTGCTCATACCATTCTGGCGTTGCTGCGGTTGTAGATACCTCAACAGAACCACCACCAATAGCTGAAGCGGTAGCAGTTTGCCCCGCGCTGTACTCAAAAGTGTTTAGATCTATAACACGAGTTACTGTCTTTGTTCCCTCTGTATGGTTTGTATTTAAGCCACCAAGCGAACCAACCCGACTAATAACAAAGCTATCCCCAACAGACATACCATGCAAAGCCATTGTAACTTGGATATCAACAGCCCCAGCAAAAACCTCAATAGAATCTGGAAGAAGCCGCCGCAAGATTGTGCCGCTGATATCAACATTTACCTGAGTAGGGCTTGTGTAAGAAACAATTTTACATGGAGTGCTGCCAATAAGTAGATAACTATCTACATGACTTGCTGTAAAATAGGCGCTACTCGCAGTAACAAGAACATTTGTTCCAGATGTTGCAGCAGGAGTAAGAGTAACACCAGCTTGCTGAAACTGATAATATGGCTGTGTTGGAGTATTTGTATTACCATTATCTTCAAAAGAAAAATCTTCTGAAACAAAAGCGTCCAGAGCAGTTCTTCGAATTACCTTTGGGTTAAAAGATACATGACAGATAATAGTAACATCACCAGAAGAAGCAAGAGTAATTTCTTTAATCGTGCTTGCTGTCCAAGGGCAATCAGTTGAGCCAGTTAAGCTTGTAGAATAAGTAGCTGCACCAGTTAATGGATTAATAAAGAATACATCTAATTTATTATTACTAAACGCAAAGATATATTGCTCGTCATCAGAAAAGATAAAAGGTTCAGCGCGTATCTCAATTTCGTTTGATGTGTTTACTGTATTAGAAAACTCGTAAAGACGTTTTGTTCCAGCTCGTTTCTTTGCACCGCCCTCATTGATTAAAACAAAGTTACGCATCTTTTGCGCGCCAGCCTGGTAGACTTGCGCATCAAGACGAGAAGTGAATGAGGGACTTAGCTCACCATACTGAAAGCTGTGAAGCGGAATTTTAATCTTTGCCACTATGAGAGCCTTTCAGTGAGGAACCTCGACGTAGTTAGCTTGCGCGTTGTATTCTGCTGACTATCTAGACTACGAGCCTTGGCCATAGCAATAGCAGCTTTTTGATCCATAATACTAACAAGCGTTTCGTTTCGCGCAATAGAACCAGCAAACACGGAGGCCATTGTGTACTCTACAGCAATAGTAAAGTAAGAAGGCCAATCCTCTTCTGGCGCGCGGTAAATATAATCAGCAACTAACTCATCTTGCGGTGATACATTGCAAAAGATTTTGTCGCCGTAAATTGTATGTTCGACTTTCATGTCGTTAATAGTAAGTGCATTAAGCATCAGCATATCGGCAGGAACCTGATAAGCTGCATCATAACGACCAGTTGGAGTTTCTACAAGACGCGATAGCTGTGATTGTTCTGTTGCAAAGCGCCAGCGCATACTAGCCAAAGAAGCTTGCGCGACATCCTCATACATATTAACAGCGACCAAAGCCTCAGTCGTAGGGTCGTCAAATGATGTAATTGGATCAGCGCCGATAAGAATTAAGGCCCGAGAGCAAACGTCAATACCACTGTTAGCTACTGTAGATGTCATACTTATCTCCGCTAGGAAAGTGGGGGAAGGTAATTAAACCCTCCCCCAACAAGACCTAGTTGTTGTCCAGGACTTCGTAGATGCCGTTGTCGTCGATGCCAACAGCGCCCATGCTCATGTGAGCAGTAACCAAATGTGCAACTTTTTGTGGCACATAGTTTACTTCAGTCTGAACGTCAGAACCTACACCGAGGCCAACAGCAGAGCTGTGGTAGGCATAGTTCTTACCGCCAGCAACAGCAGACGTTGAGAAGATCTTGAAGCCCAAGAACTCTTTCATTGTCAAACTCGTTGATGCTGAACAAATCAGCATAACCAGCTGGTGACATAGCGATGTAGCGGTTGCCATCTTCTGGAACATCGGCAGAGCCCATGACTTCGAAGAGAGCCAGCAAATCGGCTTTTTCCAGAGCGCCAGTAACGTCAGCAATCTGTGTTGCGTTTGCGCCAGCGTCCATAGCAGCAATGATCAGCTCGTCAGTTTTGCGACCCAATGCATAAGCAGCAGACTGAGCAACAGCTTGACGTTCGTCAATGTTTGTTTTCAGTTCGTCGAGCTTATCAATGTACTCAGGTGCATAGTGATCTGTCAGTGTTGCAGATACGTTGGTGTGAGCGACTTCCATACCAGTAACATCGCCATTGCGTGTTTTGGTGTTGGCAGCGCCTTTACCGATTTTTTGAAATTTAACAGTTGAGCCTGTAACGCCATTTACTTGACGGACGGTGTTGCGAAGTTTCGAACCCATACGCTGGTAAGCAAGATGAACATCAGATTCAAACTGCGTGATGAAGGCTTGATCAATAGTATTAGCCATTTTCATTCTCCCGTTTGAGATTTGAGTTTACATTATGTCAGGATCGGTTGTCCGCTGTTCACATCACCTGGTTATCCCTCTCGGGGCCATCCGTTATATTCGGGCCTCTAACAAGTGAATTATGCCTTAAACGTGTTATTTTTGCAACACAGAAAAATAGGGCTGTCCGAAAGGGAATAAGGACAGCCCTATAAACGTAAGTCAAGGAGGAATTGCTTACACTTTATTTATAAAGCTTGGCAAAGCCTTCGTCAACTTGTTTTACAAAGCTAGGGTCACGTCGAGTATTATCCCAATACCGAGGGTCACGCATCATTGTTTCAAGCTCACCTTTGCTTAAGCCAACTGTTGCTGTTGACTCACCAGAGATAGAGCTTCCGTTTAGTTTGTTCATAAAAAACTCTACAAGCTCTACACCTTCAGCAGTCTCACCCATGCGCATTACAGCATCAGATAGCTCCTGCGGTACGTTTTTTTGCGCCCACAATGCAGCAGCTTCAATTCTAGCATTAGCATTATCACCAAGCTTTGAAATTTCTGCTTCCAAGTCAGGCTGCTCTGGCATCATACGAGCCAAGCCTTCGTCAAACTCTTCTTGAGAAAATCCATTTTCCCATGCAAAGTTTGCCCACCATTCTACATTCGGATCATCGGCAAGCTCATCCGCACCCTCTGGGATTGTGTACTGCCCCGCACTCTCAGGGCGGTTAGCAAATGCTTCTTGCTGGATTTCTTCTAGGATTGTTGTCCGAAGTTCTTCCTGCCCTTTACCTAACTTACTTTCTAGTGAGGAATAAGATGTAACCAAATCTTCTGGTGTCTTGAATTTTTCAGGAAGCCACTCTGGGCGGCCACTTGTTTCCTCGGTTGTTACGGCTTCAGGTGCTTCGGTCTGTGCCTCTACATTATCTGTTGCTTCACTCATTTACTTTCTACCTTCTCTGCGTGTTTGATGCGCCGTTCAATAAGCGCGATTACAAAGCGTTGGCCTTCTAAATGTCGCAGCTCGCCATCGCTTATGCCCCCGCCAGCAACCGCATCCAATGTAATGGAACGGAGATAACGAAGAACCTCTTTTCCTGCTGGAGAACCAAACAGGGATTTAACGTCTGATGAAATCTTTTCGTCCTCTTTTTGTGGGCGAGGATACCCATCTACTCCAATATGTGACATCTAAACTCCAGTGTCGCCTTGTGCCATCATTTGCTGCATTTGTGCCATCTGCTGCATTTGCTGCTGAATAGCTTCACGATCAGCCTCATCTCGAATAAGGTTGTCAGGAACCCCAAACTTCTTAGCAAGATAGATTGCCGTTTCTTCTGAGTCAACAAGTAGATTCACCATATCAGGGCCAAAGTTTGCGCCAACTAACTCCAGGAAACGAGCTACAGTTGTGATGTCCTGATTAGACTGAGCTTGCGCTAATGGCGACACGCTGCGTACTTTTACTTCACGACCATTAACTGTAGGGAGATCAATGCGTCCTTGCTTGCGTAGAATATAAACTACGCGTTGCAGAATTGGCTGAACCATTTCTGCTTGCAAGCGACCAAAGGCAGAACCAATACGGCGAGATAAGTCGGCCATACGCTCCGCAATTTCTGTGGCAGTAGCTGGTGTGCGATTGGGATCACCCAGCATATCGTTATACAAAGCGCGTTTAATGTTTAAGCGCATATCATTTAACACAAGATTAGCAACATCAAAGCTACCAGCAGCGGCTACAGGCTGCAATCCATTTGAGCCAGGGGCTTTAGGGATAACAGTACCAGGCACAAGATTGATTGTATCTACGTTTACAATGCCATCGTCATCCATCTGATAGATACCAGAGATAGCCATCTGAGCATTTTCTAGAACAAGCTGAATAGTAAGGTTAGTTGTTTTAATTGCAGACAAAGCGTTTACCAACGGGCCGCGTCCATAGACCTCACCAGAAGCTTTAGACCAGCGGAAACAAACAAAAGGATTGCTGCCGACACCTTCAAAGATATCTTCAAAAATAAGCTCACCATGTGTTTTATCGATAGCGTAATAACCATAACGCTCCACGTTAGGCTTGTCATACAAACGACAAACAACCTCAAGAACCTTACACTTTTCCTCTGCCTTCTTAACCATCATCTCCTCGAGCTTTGGAGACAGCTTGGCTTTTGGGTAAACAATCTTCATATCGGAGTGACGTATTTCTCGCTCACGATAGACATGATCAATACGATCATCGGGGCCGTTTTCCAAAACAACTTTAGGCAATGGAATCGCGCTAAAGCGCAAAGGATTTACAGCGTCCCCTTCCTCAACCAACAGACAACCCGTGCCAACAGCCAAGTCCATAAATGACTCGTGAACCTCTTGGGCAAAGTTACTGTTTGCCAAGACCTCAAAGATATACTCGGTAACAGAATCTAAGCGATTATTGATTTCATCCTGCTCTTCAGGAGGAACCTCACTACCAGCAACAAGATCAGACCAGCGTGCAAAGTTTGGAACCAAGCCAGATTGAAGGCGAGAAGCAAATTCTTGAACGCCAACTACAGCAGTCTCATCAAA